ACTACAAAACCAAAGACTATAGCCGATGCTGGTAACGGTGCAATCGTTCAGGGTAGACCTGATGATGTAGGTGTTATCCAAGTTGGTAAGACAGCTGACTTTAGAACAGCAGCTGAGCAAATGCAGAACTTAGAAAGAAGGATAAGCGATGCTTTCCTTGTTCTACAAGTTAGGCAAAGCGAACGTACTACAGCAGAAGAAGTTCGACTTACACAAATGGAACTTGAACAACAGTTAGGTGGGTTATTCTCATTACTTACTGTTGAATTTTTAGTCCCTTATCTTAATAGAACATTACACATCCTACAACGTAATAAGGAGTTACCTAAAATCCCACGGGATATGGTACGTCCACAAATTGTTGCAGGTGTTAATGCTTTAGGAAGAGGTCAAGATCAACAAAGCTTAGTACAATTTATCACGACTATAGCTCAAACAATGGGTCCTGAAATCATAGGTAAATACCTTGATCCAGGTGAGTATGTTAAACGATTAGCAGCTGCTCAAGGTATCGATGTACTTAATTTAGTTAAGTCACCAGAGACTATGGCTCAAGAGCAACAGCAGCAAATGCAACAGCAACAGCAACAAGCTCTAATGGAGCAAGCTGGTCAATTAGCTGGTACTCCAATGATGGACCCCAGTAAAAACCCTGCAATGGGTAGATCTTTAAACGACGGATACGATCAATTACAACAAGATGCAAACAACCAAGGCGAGTCGCCCACAGAGGGCGAAGAAGAAGCCCCTCCCCAAAGTTAGTAAACCTGAACCATTGGTAGATAAGAATGAGATAGCTAAACCTACTAGCATAGCAGCCAAGCCCCTTATAGGTGCTGACCCTGACCTTGTAACTACAGTAGGTTTAGGTAATCTAAAAGTAACCACCGCTATAGGAATAAAGAATGACGGAAAAACTGACGTATGATCCCACCCCTGCTGACGCTCCCGAATTCACTGAGGATGAGCAGAATTCTCTAGAGGTAGCTGAGAAGTTAGGACAAGAAGAGAACGAACTTCTTGCTGGCAAATTTAGAAATGCTGAAGACTTAGAGGATGCCTACATTGAATTACAAAAGAAGCTTGGCTCTAAGGAGACGGAAGATGAAGACGAAACAGCTTCGCTTAAAGAGGACACAGAGGAAGAAGTAGAGTCATCTCCAGCTGTATCGTTAATAACAGATGCTTCAAAAGAGTATTACGAAAATGATGGTAAGATCTCCGAAGCAACCATGGAAAAATTTACAGAGATGAGTAGTACTGATCTTGTAAAAGCTTATATGGAAATACAAGCTGACGCTCCTGTAAAAACTCAAACAGAAGTATCTGATCTTACTGATGCTGAAATAAATCAAGTTTATAATGCAGCAGGTGGTGAATCAGAATATAATAAAATAACCAATTGGGCTGCTGAAAATTTAGCAGAAAATAAATTAAATGCTTTTAATAATATTGTCAATAATGGTGACACTAGTACAATTCAAATGGCAGTTGCAGGATTACGAGCAGAGTATGAAAATCAAGAAGGTTATGAAGGTAGGATGTTAACAGGTAAAGCAGCTAGAACACAGGATGCATTCCGTAGCCAAGCTGAAGTAGTTGCTGCCATGTCTGATCCTCGATATGATAGAGACCCTGCTTATCGTCAGGATTTATACGATAAACTAGAACGTTCTAACGTACAATTTTAATCATGTCAAAAGCTTATGATCCATCAGCACGCGCAAATGCGATGGTGGTAAATTACAAAGTCAATGCAACTGGTGACCGTTGGTTCATACCTTATAATGACAACGGTACAAAAGCTGCTCAAGTGACACAGTGCAGTAAGGTAGTTGGTAATACAACTGATGGTACTGTAGCTGGAGCAGAGTCACCCTAATGCCACAAGGAAAAGGAACCTACGGTTCAAAGAAGGGTAGACCCCCTAAAAAATAAACTGATCGTGCCGACCTGACCTATCATCCTCGGCCAATTCGCACACTCTTATTTTATTTATCCTAATGTCAACCACAACAGAACAAGGCGGACGCTTCAATAGATACGCCACCGAACCACAAGTAGAAGTAATGGATGTAGACTACTTCGAAAATGCTGAACGTGTTAACGGTCAGATGGCTATGATTGGATTCATTGCCGCCCTTGGTTCTTACATATTCACAGGTCAAATCATCCCAGGAGTTTTTTAAATGACAACAGCCACATTAGATAGGTCCGATTGGAACCGCTTTTGTGACTGGGTTACTAGCACCGACAACCGCCTCTATGTGGGGTGGTTCGGTGTACTCATGATCCCCGCACTACTAACCGCAGCAACTTGTTTTATTATTGCTTTTATTGCTGCACCTCCTGTCGATATTGATGGGATAAGAGAACCTGTTGCAGGTTCATTACTATACGGTAACAACATCATTTCCGGTGCTGTTGTACCATCCTCCAACGCTATCGGTATGCACTTCTATCCCATCTGGGAAGCAGCTAATATGGATGAGTGGTTATATAATGGAGGACCTTATCAACTAATTGTATTCCATTTCCTTATTGGTATTTGTGCCTACATGGGACGCCAATGGGAACTGAGTTATAGATTAGGAACTAGACCCTGGATAGCAGTTGCTTATTCGGCGCCCGTATCTGCAGCCTTTGCAGTCTTCCTGGTATATCCTTTCGGGCAAGGAAGTTTATCTGACGGTATGCCGTTGGGAATCTCAGGAACGTTCAACTTTATGTTTGTCTTTCAAGCAGAACATAATATCCTTATGCATCCTTTCCATATGTTGGGAGTTGCGGGGGTATTTGGTGGATCTTTGTTCGCTGCTATGCATGGATCATTGGTCACCAGTTCTATTACACGAGAAACAACAGACGTTGAGTCTCAGAACTATGGTTATAAGTTCGGGCAAGAAGAAGAAACGTACAACATTGTAGCTGCACACGGTTACTTTGGTAGATTGATTTTTCAATATGCGAGCTTTAATAATTCTCGTTCTCTTCATTTCTTCCTTGCTACTTGGCCAGTGGTTTGCATATGGCTTACCTCCATGGGAGTCTCAACTATGGCATTCAATCTTAACGGATTTAATTTCAACCAATCAATCTTAGATGCCAATGGTAAAGTAGTACCTACATGGGCTGATGTTTTAAACAGAGCCAACTTAGGTATGGAAGTAATGCATGAGAGAAATGCACATAACTTCCCACTAGATCTAGCAGCAGAGCCGACCCGAAAATTCGTCCTCGGCTAATTCACTACGCCGCGTCCGTTCATTCCCATTGGGAACGCATGAAACCACATCATGGAACGGGGATGTGGTACTATGGAGAAGATCAATGCAAAAAAAGATCCAACTAAAGTATCGCGGCGTGCCTTACACGAAACTAACTTAAATTATTTAAATGAAAAGATTAGCACTAGCGCTCGCTTCCACATTCTTTGCCGCTCCGGCTTTCGCAGGAGTTTACGTGAACGTGGAGAACAACGGCTCTTACACAGGGTCTGATTATACAAGCTCCACTACCGACCTTCATGTAGGTTACGAAGGTGGAAATGATGGCTTTGGATATTATGTTCAAGGCGGGCCAGCTATAGTAGCAACAGATGGCGCAGCCGATACTGATACTCAGGTGTCAGGTAAAGTTGGTGCATCCGTAGCAGCTACAGAAAAGCTTGATTTCTACGGAGAACTTGCAGTCCAAACTAATGACGGTAATGTCGATAACAGTTGGGCTACAAAAATCGGCACCAAGTATAGCTTCTAATGAAGTATATTGATTCTCCATGGGCAGTAGTTTTTCTGCTCATGGGTTTCTTAACTTTTGTAGAGTCTCTACATATGTATGAACATAAACACTGTAGAGATTGTACACCGTGCGCAACCACGCAAAACTATTAACGTCTTACGTAGCGGAACTACGTGAGGTCAATATCTTAATAACTTTTTATTATGGCTCCTTTTTATAACAATACGACATATGGAACAGTCGTACATTCTGCTGAAGGTTTCAAACAAAAGATCTTAGCAAATGATGGATCTGATTTAGCCAACACTACTTTAGCAACCCAATCTGCTCTTAGCATACCTCTTGGTGGCTATGAAAGAATAATGGGTAAGTATACTATCTGGTATGATTCAGATAATACTAATGAACTTAAGTTTAGAGTTGCTACTTTAGCCCAATCTGATGGCTCAACAGCTGTTGCATCAACTATCTACACAGACGTAACCGCACGTGCAGAAGAATCAACTGCTGCTGATACTCCAGCTGCTGCTAACATCGAAGGTACTGGTACTTATTCAGTAGACGGTGAAGGCGAAGTCATTACAGTTGATGTTGGAGCTGATACTAGTGGCCTATTCTTAGGTGTAGAATTCAATGTTCTAGTTACTGCTGCTACAAAGAGTAGCTTAGTTTTCCAAGCTGCATTGATTACAGGTACTGGATCTGGTACCCATCTATTAGCTGGTTCTAATATTGTATATAAGAAGTGGTAAATTAACTACTTCGGACTGGAGGCACCTCAGTGTCGGACCTCCTTTCCTTTGGCTTTCGGCCCTTACGAGGATACCCTTAAGCTGTCTAGACGGTGGGATAGACCACAACATATATTCGAAAAAATTTTCTCAACGTTGAGAGTCTGTAAACACATACAAACTCTTTAATATAATGGCTAATGCCACACAGTCAGTACTCGGTGCACTGAATAAGGCGGCTTCAAACACCGCCGGTTCAGTTGCATATGATACCAAGTACGCAACCTATTTGAAACTGTTCAGTGGTGAATTGTTTAAGGCGTATGAAAGCGCAACAATCGCACGTGAAACAGTACAAAGACGTACCCTGAAGAACGGTAAATCACTACAGTTCATCTTCACGGGACGCATGCAAGCGGCTTACCATACTCCTGGTGAACCTATACTTGGATCAGGCGATCCTCCAGTAGCTGAGAAGACCATCCAGTGCGATGACCTTCTGATCAGCTCTGCGTTCGTTTATGATCTAGATGAAACTCTTGCACACTACTCTCTAAGATCCGAGATCTCCGCTAAGATCGGTCACGCTCTAGCTGAGGCTTATGATAAGAAAGTCTTCCGTACAATTGCACTAGCTGCAAGGGAAGCTCATCCTATCACTGCATCTCCAGGACCTGAGCCAGGTGGTACAACCATCGAACTTGGTGTGACTAAGGAGTACAATGCTCAAGCACTAGTGGACGCTTTCTTTGAAGCTGCTGCAGTTCTTGACGAAAAGAACCTTCCTAAGACAGGACGTACAGCCGTACTAAACCCACGTCAATACTACGCTCTTGTATCTCAGGTTTCTTCTAACATCCTAAACAGAGACTATGGTAACTCACAAGGTAACCTTAACTCTGGTGAAGGTCTAGTTGAAATCGCAGGTATTTCTATTAAGCGTTCTAACAACCTTCCATTCTTGGCTGGTACTGTTAACCCAGTATCTGGTGAGAATAACAGTTACAATGGAGACTTCTCTACTCACTGTGGACTCATCTATCAGCGCGATGCTGCTGGTATTGTTGAAGCAATTGGACCTCAAGTCCAAGTCACAGGTGGCGACGTATCCGTACTGTATCAAGGTGATGTACTCGTAGGACGCCTCGCAATGGGCTGTGGAACACTCAACCCTGCAGGTGCCATTGAACTAACTTCTGCACGTAGCTAATTATGTCACTTAACCCTGGAACATCTACAACTATTACTAGAGTTAAGGGGAACGGTGCAAGTCTTAGTGGCATTGGTCAAGTTGATCAATCAGTCACTAAGAACCCTCCTACTCCTTTAGAGTATGGTCGGAAGCATTTGAGCCCTGCTAACATAGGAACAGTTTCTTAACTAATAAAATATTATGGCAGCTCCAACAGCAGTTGGTGAGTACGGTTCCTGTCAAGGAACAGAGACTCGTCTCTCACCATCTGATACAAGTGGCGGAGGCAGCGCATCAGCTGTCGCGTCTACCACTAAAAATTTAAGACTAGCATATGCAACCGTAGGCGGATCAGGCGTAACTGATACCTGCGCTACAGTTGCTGGGCAGTATACTTAACTCAATAAGGGGGGTCCCCGTACCTCCCTTTTTTTTATTCACAAATATTTATACCTATGACTACCACGACTGTAACCATCGATACCGAACTATCCGCTGTGAATGCAATCTTGGGTAGCATTGGTCAAGCTCCAGTTTCATCAATCGATCATACTAATCCAGAGATATCTTTTGTATATAATATACTAAAAGAATGTAATCAGGATGTTCAAAATGAAGGCTGGACATTTAATATAGAATATCATATCAAAGAAACAACAGATTCAAGTGACAATATAGTTATTGATGCTGATGTAATGCGTATAGATATGGAGGACGGACATGATCGTACCCGTGATTTTGTAAGAAGAAAAGATAGCTCTGATAGTGATAAATGGAAACTTTATGATAGAGTAAATCATACCTTTGCATTTCCTGATGATGATTATTTCTATGTAAATAAAGTAAGGTTACTTAGTTTTGAAGATATACCAGCACCCTTCCAACGTTATATTATATATAAAGCTTCAGGTAGAGCAGCTGTACAATTAGTTCAGAACCCACAATTACAGCAAATGTTATCTACATATGAATTACAAGCACGAGCTGCATGTATGGAGTATGAATGTCAACAAGGAGATCACACCATCTTTGGTTGGCCTGATGATTCATCTTATCAATCTTATAAACCTTATCAAATGCTGAGACGTTAATGGCAAATGTAACTCAAACAATTCCTAATTATGTTTTAGGTATTTCTACACAACCAGATGAAATGAAAGCACCTGGTCAAGTAGTAGATTTAAAAAATGCAGTACCTGATGTTGTAAGACAATGCATCAAAAGACCTGGCAGTCATTTAGTTTCACAGATAACACCTGACACAGGTGCTAATGCTAAATGGTTTCATATTTATACAAATGAAAGTGAACAGTACATTGGACAAGTTGCTAGTGATGGGGATGTTACAATATGGAGATGTAGTGATGGTGTTGAGATACCCGTGGATTATGCTGATGTTGCAGGTACAAACGTAGCTACATATTTAGATAATAGTGCATTATCAGATGAGAGTTCTTCTGATATACAAGTATCAACAGTTAACGAAACTACCTTCTTTGTTAACAGGCGTAAGACTGTTGCTATGAAAACAGATCAGAATGATAAGTCCCCTAAATTATTCAATGAAGCTTTTGTAGAACTTAAGACTGTAGCTTATGGTAAACAATATTCGTTAGATTTTGCTACTCCTGGTGATACTAGTGAAATCACATATAAACGTGCTACAGCTATATATTGTAATCCTACTATAGATACAGGTTCAGTAAGTGGTTATAGTAGTAATGGTGCATGTTCTTTAGCTGCAAGAGAGATAGCAGTACCTGGAGTGTTAAACGCAAACGGTACAACCTCTGCTACTCAACAAATAGGCACGAATACTCAGGTTACAGCAGATAATCAATACGGAATGTTTGATTGTTCTCCTCCTGCAACTGGAGCCTCTGGAAAAAGAAATTTACAATTTGCAATAGATTTACGTTGTGTTCAACGTCAGATTGCTAATGATGGTGGAAGTGATGACTTTAATGATTCATACCACCCAAATGTATCATTACAATTTGGTGGAGAAGGTTGGGATGATGATGATAACTTAGATTATAGGATGGGTAATGATGCGATAGTTAACGTCTTTATTCGATCACATGTACAGGTTAGTTGTAAAGCAGGTATATGTGGAGTTCGTCCAGCACCTACTTCTGCTACACAAAATGAACATGTATCTGCAGCATCAATATTAGCTGGTATTAAAACAACTCTGGATGGTATAAGAAAAGCTGCCACAGGTGAATATGGTACACAAGGTATAGGTGCTCATGGTATAGCAGCTACTATTGCTGGTAATGGTATCCATTTTCATAGAGACGATCCTTTTGTAGCTACTACTAGTGAAAAAGAATTAATGAATATTATCACTAGTGAAGCTAATAATATATCTGAATTACCCCGTGTTTGTAGACATGGTTATACTGTAAAAATTCTTAATAGTGGTGATGATCAAGATGATTATTACTTGAGATTTCAAGCAGCGGGAGTTACAAATGATAGTATTACAGGGAGATCTGATGGTGTTGATATCGTTCAACACGGTACTTATACAAGAAGTTCAGATGATGTAACTATAACTGCAACTGGTCATGGTCTAGAGAATGATGATTATGTTATAGTAATGTTTACTAGCCCATCAAGTGGTGCTCCTAGAGGTGGTATCTATCAAGTTAGTAGCAAAAGTACTGATTACTTCCATCTTCATCACGCCGATATAGGCGATGGTACTATTGATAATACTCCTGATGATTCTTGTACATTCAGTAAATTCCTTTGGGGTGAAGGTGTATGGGAAGAAGTAGCTGCACCTGATACAGAAGTAGAATTTGATAATACTACAATGCCTTTGAAACTTACTAGGGTATTACCTGGTACTTTCTCAATTAATGGTGGTGGTTCTACTACTTACTCTAATGGTGCCTTTAGATTCGGTTATCCTGATTGGGGCAAAAGAGAAGCTGGTGATGATACAACTAACCCTAAACCTTCTTTCGTAGGTAATACTATTAATAAATTAGTATTCTTTAGAAACAGAATAGGTATACTTAGTGGTGAAAATGTTATCTTATCTAGACCTAATGACTTTTATAATTTTTGGGCAAAAACTGCTTTAACAATTTCTAATGCAGACCCAATTGATTTACAGTCAAGTTCTTTATTCCCAACAAAATTTTACGATGCCGTTGAAGTTAATTCAGGTTTAGCTATATTCAGTGCTAGTGAACAGTTCCTATTAAGTTCAGGTGCTGAAGCATTACTGACACCTGAAACAGCTAAGATTAGTTATTTATCTTCTTATGCTTTTAATTCAAATACCAGACCAATTACTTTGGGAACAACTTTAGGTTTCTTAAATAGTACTGGTAAGAATGCAAGGTATTATGAGATGGGGAATATAAGTCCTACAACTGAACCTTTAGTAGTAGAACAAAGTAAAGTTATAACTAAACTATTACCAGATAAAATAACTATACCAACAGAATCGAATGAAAACAGTTTAGTTCTATTCGCTATTGATGGTACTTTAGATAGCCATACTAATTCAAAAGAAGTTTGGGGTTATAAGTGGTATCAAGTAGGCGAGAACCGTGCTCAATCTGCATGGTTTAGATGGGAACTACCTAACCCTGTTGTATATCATACAATATTAGATGATACATATTATGCAGTATTAAGTCCAAACGATGACCCACATTCAGGTTTATATACTTTAGAAAGATTTGACTTGAAATTAGCTGATGATACTTTATTAATAGGTACTGATCCTGATACAAATAGAGTCCATTTAGACACCAAGAAGACTATTACTTATGCTAATCTAACTTATGATAGTTCTAATGATTTAACTACATTTACTTTAGGTGACGGATATAATAGTGCAAATACATTATCAGTTTATTGTACAACAGATAGCCCTAACATTGGTAAGAGCTATGATGTGCCGACAAAACATATAGATAAAACTTTTGTCCCTGGTGATGTAAATACTACTGCTAATACCATTACTATATTAAGTCATGGTTTAGTAGAAGGTAATCCTGTAACTTTCCAAGAAGGATCATCTGCTCTCTCTGGACTTACAGATAACACTGTCTATTATGTTGTTGTAGTAGATACTGATACTATTCAATTAGCAACAAATCGTGCTAATGCTGTCGCTACTACACCTACTGTTATAAGCCTATCAGGCACTGGTGCAGGTACTCATACACTTGAAACTCCTACAGTTACATTACCAGGTAATTGGAAGACTTCTAATGTTTCAGTAACATCCTCTAATGTTGATGTCGATGCTAATACTATTACAGCAACAAACCATCAACTTGTAACTGGTAGTGCTTTAACTTATCAAGAAAGTTATAAACAAGCAATCGCTACTTCTGCTGTCAATACTACTGCTGATACAATAACTTTCACTAGTCATGGTTTATCATCTGGTGATGAGGTATATTATGATGATGCAAGTGGTACGACTTTAGCAGGTTTATCAGATACTACAACTTATTTTGCTGTTAAAGTAGATGCTAATACTATTAAGTTAGCGGCTTCTAAAGCAAATGCTATAGCTTCTACACCTACTATTATCAATCTAACTGGTACTGGTAATAACTCTCAAACTTTAGGAGGTATTATCAGAGGCCTTACTGATAACACTACATACTATGCTATTAAAGTAGATGCTAATACTATCAAACTGGCTACTAGTACGTCTAATGCCTCAGCCGGTACTGCTGTTGATTTAACTAATATAGGTTCAGGTACTCATACCCTTGAAGTACATACAGATCTTATTGTTGGTTATGAGTATGAATTTGAAGTTGAATTACCTAAAGTGTATTTAACTCAATTAAAAGGAGAAAAAGTCCGGTCTGAAACACGTGGTTCATTAGTTCTACATAGAATGAATTTTAACTTCGGTGATGTAGGTGTTATTGATGTTACATTAAAACGTAAGGGTAGGACTGATTATACTTCTACTCTTGAATCTAAAGAATGGAACAGCTCTGCTACTACTGATGAACAAGCTATTTCAGATGGATATATTCATACTGTACCGATATATGAAAGAAATACAAATTTAAATGTACATATAAAATCTAATCACCCATCTCCAGCAACTCTTAATTCTATGAATTGGGAAGGAGATTATTCACCAAAATATTACAAACGTGTCTGAATATATACATCCAATCACAATGGAGGCTGCAGTTTATGTGGCCTCTAATTTACGACCTGATGACTATAGAGAAGTGTACGAAGGCCATGGGCACTTTCCATTATTTTCTATACCTCAATCAGCTTTTATTGGAGACTCTTATTATTTTAAAGCACCTAACGGCAAGATTGCCGCTATAGGAGGAGTACAAGAAGACGGTAGAATTTGGATGCTTTGCACACCTACTGTTGAAAAATATCCAATAACATACGCTAGATTTTGTAAGCAATTTCTAGAAAGCAGGGATGAACCTTTGCTTTGGAATATCGTAGATAAACGTAATATTATCCACTTAAAACTTTTAAAGTTTTTAGGATTTAAATTTCTACGAGAACTTAAATATGGTCCAAATAAATTAACCTTTATAGAATTTTGTTATGTGTCATCCAGCAGTAGCAGTAGCGGCAGTTCAGTTTGCTCTCCAAGCCGGAGGAGCGGTCGCAGCTCAGAGCGGTAAAAATAAAGCCGTTGAACAACGCAATCAAGGTAAAATTGACAATTATCATTTAGATAATCAGCAGTATGATCGTGAAGTAACTCTTAGAAATAATAATTGGAAGAACGACGTTTTAAATACAGAAATAGAGTTATATAATCTTATACAATCAAATTATGATCAATGGAATCAGCAAGATGCTGAGCTTGAAGCGTTGGCTCTTGAATATAGTTTCAAGCAACAAGAAACTATGGTCAACATGTATAAAGATAGTTATGCTGGAGAGATGACTGGCGTTACTGCTGCAAGATTTGCAGCTCAACCTGCTAGATTAAAAGGACAAAAAGATACAGAAGCATTAGCTAAAGTTATGCTAAAAGAAGATCAAACAACTTCAGCTAAAGAGCGTATCTGGGATGATACTAGACGGAAGCGTTTGAGAGCCTGGGGGAAAACACAGTGGGCTCCTGAACATGGATGGAGACCAACACCACCAGTATTAGAAGGAAAACCAGGTCCAGGTCAGATGCTTCTAGATATAGCAATAGCCGGTGTTGGTGCTGCTGGTACCGCATACGCTGGCTTTCAGCAAGCTGATGCTGCTGAATCTCTAAAGAAATTAGCTACAAAGCCAGTACCAAAGAAGTAATCCAACTATTTATTAGTATATAATGTCATCATACGCATCTAATGTAAACTGGTTAATAAAATCAGGAGCTGAAAACACTAAACAGCAACAACTAAATAACACTACGATAGCTAATTACTTAGCAGAAGCTTCTGAGGCAGAAGGAAAGCTCGTTCAAAAATTTTCTAAATTAGCAGCAACAGAACTCGGAAAGGCTCACAAAAAGTGGGAAGAAGGTCAACAAGCTCAAGCTGTTGAAGATTGGTATGCAAAATCAGAGACTTTAGATCCAGATGGAGAAGCAGCGAAAGCTACTAAAGGAGTAATTGACGGAATTAATCAGGACGAACAGCGTGATAATATAAACAGTCTGGAAGTTAGAAAAGCAGGTGGTGATATTAATCTTTGTAACCTTATTCAAGGTAAGTCAGCTGCTTATACAGCAAAAATTGCTGAATTACATTTAGGTAATTGTGCGGCTAGGTATAAAGCTGATATATCGTCGTCGTTACTTAACAGCAATGAGGAGATAAAAATAGGGGATCAGTCCTTTCGAATTAATCAAGTTTCCGGTTTATCAAACCCTACTGCACAGATTGTAGCTCGTAGGCACTTAAGAAAAAACTGGTGGCAAGAAAATCATATAGGTGAATTCAGTCCAACATATTTAAAGCAAATTGGATTTTTTGATACAATTAAAACTGCAGATGGAGAATTACATGCTAAATGGACTGGAATTTCTGACCAAATATTTGCTAACGAACGCCTTCAATTAGCAACTGAAGTACTGCTGAAGGATTTTAATCCAGACACTCTCTATAGTTATATAACAACAGCTGCTAATAGAACAGATGGTAAAAATATTGTTGGTTTTGAAGGTGCTTGGGGAAATAAGTATTTTAAAGAAGTCGTTGATAAAGGTATACGAAGCAAGCAAATTAAGCTTGCTGATATAATAAAAATGGGTGATATGGAAATACCTGAAGAAATGAGAATAAAGTTAAACGAGAATAGACCAGCAGGTAAGAAATACAAAGTCGAGGATACATTTAAAAAAGTCCATCCAGGTAGATGGGGAGTAAATGGAGAATTAGCCGCTGTAGCTGCTAATGCAGAGAAAGAAGTTAGTGAAATATATAATGATAAACAACAAGCAATCAAGAACAACATTAATGGAGAGGCAATAGAAAAAATACAAGAAATAAGGAATAGTGGACGTCAGAATGCTGAAGAAGAAGTCAAGGAAGTATACATGGAGGCAATGAAGCAATTGCAAGGAGGTGGTTTTGAAACCACGCGGTTGGATAGGCTGTTTCTATCAGGAAGTCCAACATCAATAAATAATATTAAAAGTAAAGCTGAATTTATTACAGAGTTTAATAAAGGAAATATAACAATTGATGATTTAGGTAATTATCCCGATGCTGTATTAAACGATCAAGACATTAAACCTTTAGTAGAATCTCTTCAAAAAGCCTTTAAAGGTGAAGAGTGGAAGGAGTATAAAAATTTTACTGATGGCTTATATTCAAAAGCTTTTATGGATTTTGGATTGAAGACTACAGCAAAACATTCAAGTGGAAACCAAGTAAGTGCAGAAATGGGTGTAAAAGCAAAAAGTTTATTAATTCAAGAGTTAAACAATAAACGCAGACTTAAAGAACAGTATGGTAAAAATAGTCCCTATGTTAATGCAGCAACACTTCTACAAAAACACTGGATAGATACTGGCGGTGGTGGTAATGACGAAAGCAAACGTTATTATATGAATTGGCAAGGTGTGTTTCCAAATATTGTAAAAGAGCAGAAAGACGTAATACTTAACCCAAGGTATCAAGACCGACGAAATAGAGCACTACAAGTTATAGGATTAAGAGATGATATAAAAAAATTTGGTGGTGTGGACAATACTCTTATGAGTCCAGAATTTTGGGCGTCAAGGGTTGATGCTGGGACTCCACCGACGGATATGATAAACTATTTAAGTAAGTCAAAAGGAAAGTTACCACCTAATATCGTAGAACTTTCTAACATTATTAAATCACATGATGGTAATTCTAAGATATCTCCCTTAGATCTTGCTAACTATTATCATAAAGCTCATACTGGAGAAGATTTACCACCAGAACTTCAAACACAGCAAAAACAAGCTTTTAAAGCAAATGGAATTGATTGGACTAATCTCCACACTGATACATATTCAAATACATGGAATTCAAACCAAACTATTCTAAAGAATATTCCCTTAGAAGATGCGTTGGAAAGTGGTATTTATGGTGATCTTGGGATGGAAATATTCAGTGCGACTGGTGGAGATGCTGAGCAATCAGCAAAAGTATTTGCAGGATTAGCGGCATTCCAAAGTCTTGAACCTAATGCTCTTAATGATTTAACGCCAGAAGGAGCAACTATATTTGCAGAGTTGATGAAGAATAACCCTACTATATGGGAAGAATTATTTGAAATTCAAGAATGTAAGTATGCTTACTGCGCTTTAACTGGTAATCTATCACCCTTACTAAATGAAAATATTAAGCCTTCACTTACACCACAGGCTCCAATCATAAATAAATAATATTATGTCAACTCCTTATGAGGGTTTAACTGAAGTAACTTCAGCTGAAACTAATGAACTGGACTCTGTTCAAAACAGATCTCCAGTAGATGAACAACAATTAGAATTACCTACTATTGAGGAGATTCTAAATAATCCGCTTCCTGAAGAATCTCAAGAACCAGATCTTGAACAAGTTATACAACAAGCTGGCCAACAAGAAACTCCTACCGAACCTTCTCCTGAACCTGAAGCAACTGAACCTGCTAAAGCTTCAAGTAATGAAAGCTGGACTGATTTACAAGCCTGGGCTAAATTACCAAATGGTCCTGAGAAAACAGAAGCTCAAGAAGCGTGGGCAATGAAATATCATGGCATGTCCTATGATGAATACAAAGAAACAAAAAGAAACCAGGGATTTTTATATGGTGGAGGCCAATCACCCACTGAATTTTATGGTTATGGAGGCCAATTCCATCAGCGATTAGGTGCTGCAGGAACAGGTTTAATGGACACGACAACTGATTTTGTCAATTTAATACCTGGAATAAATTTACCTAAAGCTACACCATTTGAAGATGGTTTATCACAAGGTATACGTAATATAAGTGGTATTGTACTACCTGCATTATTTCTAGAAGGGCAGATTATATCAGCAGGAGCTAAACTACATGCAACCGGTAAAGCTCCTTTATGGTTACAAAAACTAGGTAACAATCCTATCTTCCAACGTTTTGCTTATAAAGGTATTGGATCTGGAACTGATATAGGTTCTAATGTATTAGTTGATGTTGTAGCCGAACAAAATAGATTTAACGATACACTCGCTACTGAATGGAAAAACAATCAATGGTTATTTCACCAATGGATTCCTGATAGCTGGACTAGTGATAAATTAAGTCCTGATCAAAAAGCAAGAGCGAATGCTATGGAAGGCGTTCGTATAGGATTTGTTGCTAGTATATTTAAAGGACTAACAAAAATTATAAAATCTGGCAATAGTGTAGAACGTGCTAGTAAATATGTTGCAGAGTCTAATATGAAACAAAAGGATCTTGATAAATTAATTCACGATCCATTAGACGATGTTAAGTATTCTGACAATCCAATAGAAGATGAAATATTACGTCAAGAAGCTAAGTACCAACGAGAAAAAACTAATCTATCTAATTATTTAGAAGGTAAAGGTCCTTTAACAGATTTAAAAGAACCTACATTAGGAGCTCATGATTTAGGTGAAGGTTATGATACTGCTCTACGTACTAAAGATTCTGATGGTGTCGTAGGAGCAGCAACTGATCAAGCTAGAATAGCTAAAAATAAAGGTACTACAAAAGGTCGTTTAGCTAATACGTTATCAGAAGCTACACGTAAACTTGGTTTAGAAGCCGATTCAGCAGCAGAGAGAACTTTGGTAAAAGGCTTAACTAAAGATATAAAAAAAGCTGGTAAATATAATTTAAAAGGTACTACTAATGTATCTTGGAAAGAAATAGATGAAGCTGGAACAGGTTTAGCAAATATACTTGTTAATCCACAAACACCTACAAATACTTTAAAAAAGATATTAAATGAATTTAAAGTTACAATAGATGGTGTTAAGCAATTAGATGAAATAGGTTTTAATGCTACTAAAAAAGCTATGCAGAAGTATATGGATGACTTCTTAGATATAGATGCACAAAAAGCAAAAGCTTATTTAATAACATCTGAAGCTGGACAAGTATCTGATATAGCTGAAGGTGCTAGACTTGTAGATGTACCTGCTGCTGTAGCTAGAGCACAAGAACAAATATTAGATCGATTAGAGTTACTTACAGTAGAAAATAGTATAGCTGCTTATGAATGGGGATTAAGAAAGAATGCTTTAAGAACTTGGAAAAACTACGTTAAAAATGGTAAGAAAGAATCAGTAAGACAAGCTAAACAAATAGTCGATGATTTAGACAGTCAAATCGCTGGAATTATTCCTAATGCTAAAAACTGGATAGATACTTTAAGAGCTACTGCAAAATCAAATCCTGAATATCTTAAACCATTAATGCTTGCTTATGAATTTTCCAATGGTGATATTCATTCTATACATAAATTAAATAAGTATGTTGAGAATAGTTTAGGTACATTTTCAAAAGCATTTGTTGATTTCAACCCTGAGATACCTTCTATTGTTAATAGAGCTTATTGGAGTACTATTTATAATTCTATATTAGCAGCTTTTAGTACACCACAGAAAGCTTTACTTGGTAACTTTGGCGGTATGGTCAGTCAAATGACAGGTAATTTCTATGGTGCCTTAAGAGAAGGTGATGGGGAAATGCTTAGGCGTGCATCACATCAATATTTAGGATTAGCTGATACACTTCAAGTAGGTTGGAGACATATGGGTGAAGTCTTCTCTAAAGCATCAAAGGATCCTAATTCTATATCCTATGTTATACGTGAAGATCTTATACTAAAAGAAGCTGAAGGGCTTGATGTATTAAAAGCTACTGCTAAAGCTCACGAAGAAAATGGCGAATATGGTGCCAGTGCTATGATAACTCTTTATGAAGAGCAAGAAGCATTAGCCAGGCATCCTTGGTTACGTTTCGGTCCTAACGCTATGACAGCATTAGATGGCTTTTCACGAGCTGTTAATAAGCTAGCAAACGATAAAGGGGAAATGTTTGATTTACTACTTAAGAAATACCCTGATGGTAACTGGACTCAAAAAGAATTTCAAGAAGGTTGGAAAGCTTTATATGCTAAGAATTGGGATGAAAATGGCATGATCACTGATGAAGCAGTAGATTTTGCTACCCGTGAAATAGCTTTAAACTTAAACACTCCATTTGTTGAAGGGTTGAATAACATAATGAAACATGTACCAATTTTAAGGTCAGTAATGATGTTCCCTAAAACTGCAATGAATGTATTAGATATATTTACCAAATATAGTCCATTAAGTAGAGTACATTTAGGGCATAAATTCGCTGGTGATTATGCTAAATTCTTAGGTTCAGTAGGTAATAAAAAGGTAGAAAGTTTCTCACTTGAAGAAATAAGAGAACTATTATCATCTCGTGGTATTAGTATGGATGGTAATTATATGAATAAATTTAAAGCTGTTCGGAATGAATTAAGAGGAAGAGTCGCAACGGGTTCTGTGGCTGTAATGACTGCCTGGACTCTTTCAACACAAGACAGGATACGTGGTAATGGTCATTGGGATCGTCAAGTACAATCTTCTCGTAGGGCTGCAGGATGGGTGCCTAAAACTTATCAAGGTTTAGATGGTAACTGGCATAGTTACGAATGGATGGGACCTGTTGGAGATTGGTTAGCGTTGACTACTGATATAATGGATAATTTTGATTCAGTCAGTACAACACAATTAGAACATATAGGTAAGAAACTTTCATTCATATTAGGAGCAAGTGTTACAAATAGATCAATGTTAGCTAATTTAGAACCGTTAAGTGATATCTTTAATGGAAATCCTACCGCTGCAGCAAGATGGGCGTCTAATTTCACAAATGCTATGCTACCGCTTGGTGGTCAACGTAATGAGTTTGGTAGAGCTATGTATCCAATGCTTAAAGAATTAGATAATGATAACTACCTACAGCTTATTCAAAACCGTAATAAATGGGTTGAAGCAATAGATCCTGAAGGTGCAAATCCTACTATGTATGATTGGCTTACTGGTAAACCTATTGTCCGTGGCACCGGTACTTGGTTTAATAATTTTAGAAATAGTTATTCACCATTTAAAGTATACCCAGATAATTCTAAAGAACAAAAATTCTTAATAGATATTGAATATGATAAAACACCACACTTTAATGTATCTTCTGGTGGTGTGGAATATACAAACGCAGAAAGAGGTGAATTAAGTAAACTTGTAGGTACACAAGGTTTATTTAGAAAGAAATTACAACGTATAATGGTTGATGCTAACAGGATAACAGTTGAAATTGACGGCAAAACTATTAAAGGTTATAGAGAAATTCTACTTCATATAAGAAGAACTGGTAGAGGATCGGACTTTTTCAAGTCAGATAAATTTGCTAATATAGAACGTAGAATTGATTTAGCTCTTTCTGATTCTATTCGTATTGCTGAAAACTATTTAAGCAATATAGACGATATAAGAAGGCGTAAAGCTGAAGCACATTTAAAAGAAGCTGCTACAATGGAAGCGGATATACCAAGACTTTTAGAACTTAACCAACCTTCCTTACGTAATTAATATGGCACACGCACAAATATCAAAAGCTTATTCCGCTAATACCGGAACAGCTAATACATTCAGTTACTCAGGAAGTTTCGATACATTTAAAGCGTCAGAAGTAGTTGTATTATTAGATAATACAGCATTAACTTTCACCAGCTCTTCAATTAACGAGTCAGCTTCTCCCCGTGAATATACTGTAGACACAACAGCTAAAACCATACATATTGGTGGTGGTAATTTATCTAGTGGTACTGTCATTATAAAACCTATTACAGATTTAGGTAACCCAACAGCTAGATCTACTTTTACTCCAGGTTCTTCTATTAAATCAGATGATTTAAATAATAATCAAAAACAACTCCTTAGAAAATCTATGGAGATAATGGAGCAAAAGTTAGATACAACTGGTGGTACTTTGACTGGTAACCTTACGATGGATGAGGATACTACTATTATATTTGAAGGTGCTACAGCTGATGCTTACGAAACTACTCTTACTGTTACTGATCCTACAGCTGATCGCACTATTACCTTACCTAATGTCACCGGTACGGTAGTAACGACAGGAGATACAGGTACAGTTACAGCTGCAATGATGGCTGCTGATGCAGTTGATTCTGATGAAATAGTAGATGGAAGTATTGATACTGTTCATATAGCAGATAGTCAAATTACAGCTGCTAAAATAGCAAGTAATGCTGTAACTACAGCTAAAATAAACACTGACGCTATAACAGGCGCAAAGATAGCTGATGACCAAATAGATTCCGAGCATTTAGCTGCAGGATGTATTGATAACGAACATATAGCTGATGGAGCTATTGATTCAGCAGCTTTTGATGCAGCAACTATTGTAACCAATAGCGAGCAATCTGAATATAGTGTTAACGATACATCATTCTTCACTACATCTGCAGCTGAAGCAAGGTACTTTAATCAAAGTACTTCTGAAACCATTAAAGACGGTGATTCTTTCCCTGATAATGATACAACCATTGCTACTACGGCTGCTATCAATGATAGAATTATTGATTTAGTAGATGATGTAGGTGGTTTTGTACCATTAGCAAGTGAGGCAAAATTCCCTGCTGCTAATCCTGACGTTAATAATGGAGCAGGTACTATCGTATCTATTGGTGTCTTAGGTAGTTCTTATACACCCAGTACTGGTACATGTACAATACCTGACTCTACTTTAGATAATATTTCAGGTAGTGATGTTACTATTACAGATTGCGGAACTACAGTATTAGCAGCTGGTTTTGGTTGTCTTGTAGAAACAACTACCACACTTCATCAATATAAATTCCATAGACTTACACCTAAAGCTACAGAAGTAACAACAGTAGCTGGTAGTATTGCTAATATTAATACAGTTGCAACTAATCTAGCCACTGTAAATGACTTTGCAGATAAGTATCGTATAGCTTCTTCTGCACCAGGATCTAATAATGATGATGGAGACCTATATTACAACACTACAGATAATAAATTATATATTTATGATGGTAGTTCTTGGACTGTAGCTACTACTCTTGATGGGAGTGGTGGTACAATAACAGGTGATACTAGATTTAATGATAGTGTTAAAGCTAAATTCGGTACTGGTAGTGATTTAGAGATCTACCATGATGGAAGTAATTCTGTTATTGATAATAATACAGGAAATTTAAACATACAAACTGATGGTACTTTATATTTAACTAACGCTGCTGGAAGCGAAGTATTTCTACAAGCAGGTAATAATGGAGCCGTACAACTTCGATACGATAATTCTACAAAATTTGAGACAACTTCAGCTGGAGCTACAGTAACAGGTACATTAACTGCTGATTTAGCAGATGATTCCATAAATTCTGAGCACTATGTTGACGGATCTATTGATACCGCTCATATTGCTGACTTAAATGTTACTACAGCTAAAATAGCTGCAGATGCTATAACTGGTGCAAAAATTGCTGATGATGCTTTAGATTCGGAACACTACACTGATGGTTCTATAGATACTGCACATTTAGCTGCAGATTGTATAACAGGTGCTAAGGTAGCTGACGACGCAATAGATTCAGAACACTATACTGACGGATCAATCGATACAGCCCATATAGCTGATTTAAATGTTACGACAGCTAAGATCGCTGCGGATGCTATTACAGGAGCTAAGATAGCCGACGATGCAGTTGGTGCTGAACATATAGAAGTATTAGATGCTGCTCTTCAGTTTGGAGATAGTGTTAAAGCTCAACTTGGTACAGATAATGATCTAGAGCTCTACCATGATGGAAGCCATGGGTATTTGACCAATACCACTGGTACAATGCATTTAATGGCTAAGTCTGGCGAAAATGGAGTAAAAGTAGCTCCAGACGGTAATGTAGAACTCTATTACGATAACAGTAAGAAGTTTGAAACTACTTCAGCTGGTGCAACTGTTACAGGTACATTAACTGCTGATTTAGCTGACGATTCTATAGATTCTGAACATTATGTAGATGGAAGTATAGACGCAGCACATATTGCGAGTAACGCAGTTACAACGGCAAAGATAAATGCGGATGCAGTAACCGGAGCTAAAATTGCAGATGATGCAATTGACTCTGAACACTATACAGATGGCTCTGTTGATACTGCACATATTGGAGATGATCAAGTCACTTATGCTAAGATACAGAATGTATCAACTACAGATAGAGTATTAGGTAGAGATTCATCAGGTGCTGGTGTTATTGAAGAGATTACACCTGCCAATCTACGTACTATGATTAACGTAGAAGACGGTGCTGATGTAACAGATGCTACTAATGTTAACTCTGCTGGTGCTATAATGCATTCAGATCTTGGAACTAAAGGACAAATTGTCGTTGGTGATGGATCTGGAGATGCAACTATCTTAGGAGTTGGTTCAAATAATCATGTATTAACAGCAGACAGCAGTGAAGCTTCAGGTGTTAAATGGGCAGCCGCTACAGGTGGTACGCCAACAGATATAACAGTTGCAGATGAAAGTACAGATACAACATGTTTCCCATTATTTGTAACAGCAGCTACAGGTGATTTAGAGCCAAAGAGTGGTTCTAATTTAACCTTTAATTCTTCTACTGGAGCTTTAGGAGCTACTAAATTTATTGGTGAAGCATCTGATGTTGCAGATGATATCATTGATTCAGAACACTATGTAGATGGGTCCATAGATGCTGCGCATATAGCTAGTAATGCAGTTACAACAGCTAAAATAAACGCTGACGCTGTGACTGGAGCAAAGATAGCAGACGACGCTATTGACTCCGAACATTATACAGATGCTTCTATCGATCATGCTCATTTAGCTAATGACTGTGTAGACGGCGATAATATAGCAGATGATTCTATCAATTCAGAACACTATGTAGATGCTAGTATAGATGCGGCACATATAGCAAGTAATGCGGTTACTACAGCTAAGATTAATGCAGATGCTGTAACGGGTGCTAAGATTGCAGACGATGCCTTAGACTCAGAACATTATACTGACGGTAGTATTGATGCAGCTCATATAGCAAGCAATGCAGTTACCACAGCTAAGATTAATGCTGACGCTGTTACAGGTGCTAAAATCGCTGACGATGCTATAGATTCTGAACATTATACAGATGGTAGTATCGATACAGCTCACATAGCTGATAACCAAATAACCCTTGCCAAGATGGCAGGTGGTACAGATGGGCAGATAATTACATATGATGCTTCTGGAGATCCAGTTGCAGTAGGTCCAGGTACAGACGGTCAAGTATTAACATCTACGGGTGCCGGATCACCGCCTGCTTTTGAAGATGCAGCAGCTGGTGGTAAGATATTACAAGTTGTACAAGGTTCAACTACTACAGAAGCCTCTAGTACCAGTACATCTATGGCTGATACTGGATTAAGTGCAAGTATTACACCTGCAACTAATAGTGATGTATTGGTAACTGTTAACCAAGTAATGCGTCAATATAGAGATAGGAATAGTACAAACAACCAAGGTCTTGGTGTTAACGTATTGAGAGGTACTACTATTGTTATGGAGTCTAAAAAGAACGATGCTAACCTTTATAATGACTTCCATACAGCTGGAGATGGTGCTAACAATGAAACTTGGAGGCATACAATATCCTTTGTAGATACAAACCCTGGTGGAGATGGTTCAACTGCTCTTACATATAAAACACAATTCTCTTTAATGTTTACTGATGATTCCGGACAAGCTTGGGCTCAGCCTTCTTGGGAAGGTCAAAACCAAGCACCAACATCATATATAACGCTTATGGAAATATCTGGAGGTGTAACATGACAATAGGAAAAGATGATGCATTAAAGTCCCTTAAACCTGGTGCAGAATGGGTCTGGTATGGTGCAGATAAACAGTGGAGCAATTTAAATTGGCTAGATTCTAGTCAAACTAAACCAAGTGAAGCTGAAGTAGATGCTGAAGTAACTAGATTAACTAATGTAGAAACTGCTAATGCTTATCAAGGTAAACGACGTGATGAGTATCCTTACTTTGGAGATCAATTAGATTTACTTTATAAGGATATAGTAGCAGGTACACTTAATTCAACAGGTGGTTGGGCACAAGCAATTAAAGCAGTGAAGGATAAATATCCTAAGAGTTAGTGAGTATTAAAATACCCACCCCTGTTTTACCTAAAGCTTTGGACATTCCTCAGCTGTACCTTAAACAGCCTAGAGCGGACGTTCCAGCCTTTAAACCTATCATCATACCTCCAGCTGATTTAGAGCGCCCTGAAGAGACTGAGGAGGCCTCTGATGAGAAGACAGAACAACCCGAACCACCTAAACTAAAGATACCTGTTATCGACATAGAAATGCCACTACCGGAAACAGCGGTGGTGGTAACTGCGGTAACAACAGCTGTAATTGCAGTAACAACAACAACTGTTACTCAATCTTTATTCGAACCTATCAAGAAAAAGGTTCAGAAACAACTACAAGCTAAAGTTAACAAATGGAAGGAAAACCGGAAGAAGAAAAAAGAGGACTCATCGACCGAATCAAAGGAAAACGAGGAGAGTTCGAAGAAGAGCAAATAGCTCTACTTTCTACTATGGTCAGACTTGGCGTAGTTGTCTGGGCTGGTTTTATAATAACCCTCAATTACGTTGAGCTACCTGGGAATATTATTAAGAAATCTGGAAGTTCCGATATAACTTTTGTAGCTAGTATTTTTACTGGGGCTTTAGCTAGCTTTGGGTTGAATACAGCGAATTCCAAAGGTAAAGGAACCCCAGTTAACTGCCCTATGGTAAAGAAAAAAGAATGAAGAAATGGCTTTTACTCTTATTCCTAGCATTTCCTGC